GTGGTGCGCTCAACGTCACGCGCGCCAACGATAATGATTAAGTCATCAGCGTCGGGCGTGGTAGGCACGTTGGTTCCAGTAACAAGCGTTACCGAGCCTGTGCCGTTTACGTTGACCGTGACTGTAAAGTCCGTTGTCTTGGTAAGCTGCGTTTCGTTGAAGTAAACAGCAACGTCGTCTTCAGTCAAAACCTCAAACGAAAAAGCATACGGCCCTACACCAGCCGACCCGGTATAAGAGACTTTCCTCGGTACTGCGTTAATACTGTAATCGGCCATAATTAAATCCTATTATTCTGCCAACATGTATATCATCTTTGGGGTGCTTCTTCTAGCGTTTTGCCTAATTGCGGCGGGCTTTCGGGAAGCATTTCGCCAGGCTGCCACCAGTATTTCTGACCATAATCACGCTCTCTGCTGCGCATGATTCGGTTGAAACGTTTTTCTGCTGCTGGGTCAGCCATTATTTCTAGCTGGTCAAACATTGCGTTTTTCAACAAGTCTACCTGCCACAAGCTGGGCGTATATCGTTTTGTAAAACGAACAGATTCTCTCAGAAAGTCTGTATCTTCGCCCGTTAAAACTTCTTGTATATTGCCTTTAATCAATCTGTCTACGTCATTTACTAATTGACCCGTTGGGCCAAACGCAGTAGAAGCTAAACCGCCACCATATCTGTTGGCGTCAGCAAACAAAAAGTCACCAAAAATACCAAGGCCGCCGCCTTGCACCAAAGCAGCCGCAAAAAACTTGGGGTCAATTCCTGTGTCTTCGTCCATGATTGGGCGAGGATTCCGGCCCGCTGCAATGTCTTTAAGTTGCAACGACAGCCCGCCCATAACGACGCTGGTAGCTAAAAGCGCGCCGCCATATTGCAGCCGTTCCCCCATCGTCGCCATGTATGCAACTCGGTAGAAATGAGTTGCCGCAATCGTAAATGGGAATGATTTAAGCATCATTGCCGAACGCCACGCCTGACCAGGAATTGTGCCGCGACCAAGACCGCCGCTTGTAATAGCCCGAACACGCGCAGTTGGTGTAGGCACCGCGTAATCTGTCTCGGTCAAAACCATTTGGTGAAACTTGACGCCGCCGTCTTGCGTTAGGTCTGCAAACTTTGCGCCATCAAAATCTAAAAGGTCTTGTTTTCTAAAATTGTCCCAATCTTGCTCGGTTATGCCGTATGTCTCAAAACCCCTGCGCATATTTGGGTCTAGGTCGGCATACCTGACGTTAACGTTGTCTGCGAGCATGGCAGAAAACTCCATGCCAAACGCTTTGCGCCCACTGTCTGTCCAAGGCGTTAACAGTGACCCACGCATAACACCTTCTGCAATTTTAGTAGAAAGGTTGGTGCCTGTAATTTCACTGTATCGCGATGCCGAAGTTGAACGAGCAACCCAGTTATCAGCCATAAGCCCAGCGCGTATTGCAAAAACACGCATGCGCTCTTGGTCTTTTCCCATTAACCTCATTTGGCGTTGCATTACTTTATACATTGGTATGTTGTTGTAATTGCTTGTAACGCCAATAAAGCCAACGTCAGCAATGGCTGATAGCCACGCCTTTGGAAGAAAAGCCGCAGTCAAAATATTTCGTGTTGTCTGGAAGCCATCTGCTAGAGAAGTCATTTCTCCTCTATTTATTCTGCCAGTAACGGTGTCAAATAAAGCGTTTGCTTTGGCTTCTTGAAATTGCGTTAACTCGTCGCGCACTTTTATTTGCGCAATAACCGCGTCATAAGTTGACTGTGTGTTCGGCCCCATGCGCCTCATTAACGCTACATCGTTGGCCATCATTTCCATGTAATCAGTAAGCGTGGTGTAAATATCACCACCGCCAAACTCATTGTGATAATCAGTCCATGACTTAGCGTCTTTAAAATAAAGGAATCGGCGCTCTGAATGTCGGCGCGATAATTTTCTGCCCAATCGAGGAACGTTTGCGTCTTTTAATTTATTTAAGCCGCCAGTCGTAATGCTTTCAAAAGAATGTTTTAGTCCTTCTTCTAACTGTTCATCAGTTAAAGGGCGGCCTAGCTCGTTTAACATTTTTGTGCGGTCAAGCATTGGCAGTATTCTGTTACGCCAATTCTCATAACCAACAGCTTTGACCCTTTGCAGGTCATGCTTTTGAGGCAATAAGAAGTTTTCGTTTTTAGGGATTGAGCCGCCTTGGCGGTTAAAGTCTTTACGAATCAATTCAACAAGGTCTAGCCATTCCCTGCCAAACTTAGCAATATCTGCGTCTTCAACAGCTTCACCGTATACTGCACGCGCAAATTGGTTAGCCACTTCTTCGTCTTGAGCAAACCCTAGCTTTTTACTGCGCATCCTAGACATAGCTTCTGCCATGCGCTTTTGATAACGACCAAGATAAAACTCGGCAAGCTGCTCAATGTTTTCTGTGCCTAACTGACCAGTAGGGTCTTGTCCTAAGATTGCGCGCAAACCTGCATACGGCCCTGACGGGTGACTAAACACGTCAGATATTGCTTGCGACGTTCGCACTGCTTGAATTGCTGTTTCACGCCGCTGGCGCGAAGCATCTGCAAGAAGGTCGTCAATCGCATCTTGCGGGTTTTCGGCGGCAAGGATTTCGTCAGCCAATTTTTTGGTGATGGCCTTGCGCTTAACGGCTTTGCTTACGCACTCTGCAAAACTAGGCATCTACTGTACACCTCAATACTTCGTCCAACCCTTTAACCTGGTCGTCTATTTCGTCTAGCACTTCGTTTGCTTCGACAAGGCGGCCAGTCTCTGGGTCAAAAATTTGTTTACCCTCACTGCGGGCATACGCTTCCATTGCTTGATCGTATTCTTCTGCAAGGCCCACTCTATCTAAAACGTAACGCTGACGTTCGTTAAGTGTTTGCGGTGCGACTTGCTCAGGCTCAGGTATTTCAAACTGGTCTGGGTCTCTGGTTGGGTCGTTCATAGATTCGCGAATTGTTTCTCGCTCATTAAGGCGAGCAACGTCGCCTTCAATTTCATCTATCTGTGCTTGTTTAAAAGTTTGTTCTAACGTCTCGCTATCTTCGTTAAGAATGCGTGGCAAAGTGTCGCGAATGCTTGTTGCTTTGTTTGCGGCCTGAACATTAGAAGGCATTTCTGGGTCACGAAAAGCAGCACGGGCAATTTCTAAAGCGCGGGCATTGTTCAGTACGCCGTCGCCAATGTATCCAGAGTCAGCCAGTCGTTGCACAAAGTCTTGTGGCGTAAGCCCGCCCTTGCGTCTAAAGATCGGCTTTTTCTTTGGTAATCCCGCGCGCGCTGTTCTAGCTTGCGCAATGTCGTCAGCAGTCAAACCTGCGTCACGCCAGGCTTTTTCGTTTAGGCCACCTTCTTCTGCAATAACACGAACCATCGGAACGTTTTCAGCATCGGCTTGTGCAAGCTCGCGCTCTAGCCTATCTCGCGTTGCCGCCCTAAGCGTTTCAATGCTGTCGTAATCGCCAGACAAAAACTTTCCGTATTCCTCATCAACAATGCGATTGGCTGTGTCTGGCCTAGTGTCGTCCAAAAAGTTAGCGGTTTCTTCTAAAGAACGTGCCGCCATCTCGTTTTCTTTGCCCTCAAGAAAAGCAGTTTTCTCACGCACTGCTCGGAAATAACCCGACACACCGCCAGACGCAAACCCAAGGCCAGCGCCGCCAACGGCAGCCAACCCAATGTTTGCTGTTGCATCACGCCAGCTATAAGGCGACTCAATGTCAGATTTGTGTTGGAAGACTAGCGGCTGTATTGCTAACTCAGTAGCAATGTTAATCGCGCCCTCTCGTTTGGCTACTGCCAATCCTTTGCCAATCCATGAAAGTGATCGAGCAGCGACTGCTGCCGAAGATATTGGGAGTGTTGCAAGGTTAATAGGGTCAATAGCAAACGCCGATGCCATGCCAAGAAACTGCGCCAGCCCGGAGCCGCGCTCAATAATATCTTCGTTGCGCTCACGGCGCATACGCAACATTTCTTTGCGCTCTTCTGCAAGCGTCTCAGTGCTTTTAATTGAGTCGAATTGAGTCGATAACTGATCGTAGTCAACACGGCCACGGCGGTCAGTGTACCTGCCTCTATCAACTTCACCTTGATCTATTAGGTCACGCAAAGCCTGACGGCGCTGCGCAAAGCCTTCCTTGTTTAAGCCGCCTGAGATAGAAAGCTCTTCATCGACTGCGTACTGGAAGCTGGCAGCAAAGGTTTCTCCAAACCCCGCATCTGGCCGTGCCAAAACAGGGTCTGGCCGCGTTTGCCGGCGCTGACGCTTATCTGAGCTGTGGACAAATGTCATCGCGTTTCTTCCTCGTCGTTACGCATTTCTTCTCGCGCTCGGCGTCTAGCGTTTTGACGTGCCTGTATATCTTCGCGTGCTTTTTCTCTAGGGTCTGGCCTTGTGCGCATGCTCTCAGCCACTCTTGAGCGCACTCGTGCTGGTGAGGTTCTTTCAAACTGTCGAGCAGCCATTGCCCGGAATCTGTCATCTACAACAAAACGGAAAGGCTCGCCATCATTGTTAAGCAAAAGCTGCCCAGCTTGTTTCGGAAAGTAGGCATTGTTGCCATCGTTTTCTAGCGGCAAATCACGGATAAGCTCAGCAGCTTCTTCGTTTGTCATCCCTTGCAAACCACCAAACCGATCAACCATTTCTGGTGAAAAGTTACTTACAACCTGGTCAAACTCGTCTTCTCCCATATCCCGAGGCAACTGCACTTTAAAGCCGTTAATTTCAGTAATGCCGCCAGTAATCTGTTGAAGCGCAGCCTCAAAAGTATTTTCATCATAAAAAGCGCGGTCTTCTACTGTTGACGCATAATAAGCGCGAGCAGCAGCAACAATGTCACGACGGTCTTTCTCACCGTACACATCGCCCAAAGTGTCGTTAACAATACCTGCCTGTTCCGATCGCGAAGGCATTTCTACTAATTTGTCTCTAATAAGGGTTTGCCCTTCAAAGACTCGGGTTGCAATCAAGCTATCGCCGATTGCTGAAGTCATTGCAAAAATGCCTTGGTCTTTATCAGCTACTTGTGTCCAGACTTCTGGTGGCATTGCGCTCATGCCCAAAGCAACCTGCGCTTTTTCCGTTGGGTTAAGCGTGTTTATGTATTCTGTTAACTGATTAGCTTCTGCATCAGTTAAGTATTTTGTTTCAACGCCAAAAAAATCTGACGCTTTGTTTGCTAATTCAACGCGCTCTTGAATGCTTTGATTCATTTCTTCCACAGAACCAAGTTGGAAAGCGGCTGGCGCGTCTTCCCCAGCAAACTCAATGTATGCGGAGATTGGGTCTCTCTCAGACCGGGTCTGCATATTTGATAAAGTCGTTTCTGCTAAATCAACCATTTCGGCTTGAAACTCAGTTTCAATACCTTCAGATCGCATTTCGTTAATCGTGCGCTCTAATGCAACAGGCGGCATGCTCCTAAATGCCTGAATGTTTTGAAGCATTGCAGTTTTTTCTTGGAACTCTACCTGCAATTCAGGGTATTGTTCAGCTAGCGCGCCAATTTGCGTAACTTGCTCTTGGTTAACTTCCCCGCCAGCTCGCGCAATAGTAATAAAACTATCTAGTTGATCTGACGCAGTATTGACAACGCTTCGACGGCCAGATTCTGTTTTGTTTAATTCACCGATTAACTTGTTACGCAAGATTCGGGTTTCATCAACACCAAGCTCAGGTATTGGGTTATCGCGCAAATTTTCTATATACGCTTCTTTTTCTTCTACAGAGTCTAAGTTGCCAAAGTCCATTAGCACCTGAGACTCTTTTGCTTCTTTGTCTAAATCAATTAAGGTCTGTTGATAAGTTTTAGGATTAAACCCAGCGTCAATAAAAAGCTGCTCAATATTATCGCGGCGTTTAGCCAAGTTTTCTTGGCGCACCTCTGGCGGAACGTCTTCAATAGCTGCTGCAATGTAGGCTTGCCGCTCAGATTCATAAGCAGCCAACGCCTCACCTTGAAGCTCCTCAATCTGGCGCTTTTGAAATGCTTGGGCAAAATTGTTTTTGTAAGTTGCGGCGTTGCTTTCAAGCTCAATGCGCGCTTCTAGCGCTGCCTCAGGAGAATACTCCTCAAGCGCAGAAGTGTAGCCCAGCACTACGTCGTTAATCTGCTGGTCAAGCTCTTCAAACGAAGTGTTGTTTTGCTCGGCGTCTAGCACTAGCTGGTTCATTGAAGCCTTGGCCATTGAGCCAATGCGCACCGTTGCAATGCGATTGCCTACTTCATAGACAGTTTCTTCAACCAGGTCTTGCGGGCCACCCTGTTCTACAATTTCTTGGATAGCAGGGACTGCGCCTTTTTCCTGAATAATCTCAGCGGCTCGTGTTTTTGATTCTGCCTGGTACTGCTCCTGCGCCTCGGAGAAAGCAAACCGCGACACCCTGTCCATGGCTTGCGAAAAACTTTGCGCAGAGCGCGCAGCCTCTTGTGCCGCCACTGGCCGAATGTTCGGAATATTGGCAACTCGGCCCGCTCTTGATCGCCTAAATCTTTCAATAGCCATTATTTATCCCTTACGACGCAAAGATTTGCGAGAAGCCTCCAGCTTGATCTACCTGGAAGGCCATGGTGCCTAATGTTCCAACTGCCCCAATGTAGCCCTGTCGCTTGGCCTGTGATGCAGCGGAGTTGTATTGAGCTGCCTGTTGCACGCCGGCCTCGGCTGCAAGAATGGCGTTTTCTCTAGTTGCACCAAACTCTTCTCGGCCAACACGCATAGCGTACCGCTCAAACGAAGCTGGTGTGCCGCTCGTTGGGTTCAGCCCTGCGGCAGATGCACGCGCTCTAGTTGCAGATACGTTTTGACGCAAGCGACGCAATGTTTGCAAACCTTCCTGTTTATACTCAAGCGCTTTTTGTTTGCCCTGAATTTCTGCTTGCTTAGCTTGCGCTTCGTATGCTTTTGCCTGGGCTTTGCCAGCTTGAATCTGACCAACCGCGCTCAACGCTGAGCCGGCTACTGCCATTGCCATTTTTAATGCCATGCTACTGCCCCGTCGATAGTTTGTAGTCCAGCGCCAATACGTTCATCGGCAGCGGGACTGATTGAGTAATTCTAATCTTCCCTTCATTAACAAACCCAAGTAACGGCCCAGAAGTTTTTAACCCCGTAAAAGGCTGTATTGGGATGTCTAAATTATTGTTCCCAAACTCGCGAAACGCAACTTGTTCGCCGTTAATTGTTACTGCCGACGATTCAAAATGCTCGCTGTTAACTTCGAGTATGCGTTTTTTAAATCCACGAATTGCGCCTGAGCGTAGCTGCGGTTCTGCGGGTAGCGTCTCAGCAATAGGCGTAAAGTTTAGCCCAACCTGATAAGACTCTGTGGCCTCGCGGTCTAAAGTAATCTCGCCCGAGCTAACTGTTTTGTCTGCCTCAACGATTCCGTCACGAATTGCTTTGATAGATTCGCCTTCTAAAAATGATAGGCCAGTTACAGTCGTTGCACTTGTGCCGTCTTTGGCGCAATCAAGCGTTAAGCTGCTGTCAAAAATCTCAACATAGTAACGATCTGTGCCGTCGATGTTTCGTTTTACGATTGCGTAGGTATCAGAAATGTCTACGCCAATCCCCACAAACTCGCCGTCTGTTACCCATTGGGTCGCAGCAACAAGCTCCTGTGAGCGCAAAAGCGTGTAACAAGCAATAGACCCATCATCAGAGTTAACTACTAATAGACGGTTGCCCTCGTCGGTAGAGGTTGCGTTGCGCACAGCCATATCTGAAGGCGAGCGCAGGAGATGCGATGAGAGCAACGAAATCTTTGTAGAGACGTAACCATTAACCGAGTCGCTAAAAATAAACTCAGCGAGCGCTTTGCCCTGTCTCTGAACGAATACGGTGGCACCATCCACGTTAACCACGCGAATGCCAGGCCGCGAACCGTTAGAAGTCTGCTCCTGCACAGCCAAAGTTGATGGCGTGATTGGGTCGCCAAGCGTCTGCGGTATAAAAAACTCTGCGCCTGTTGTGAAAATCTGTAGGTTACGACCGGCGTACAAGTCTACGATTGCGTTAAACCGCCCGGTGTCTAGCGTTGCCTCTAGTGCTGCATCGTCTAATGACTCGCCTGGGTCAAAGTTAAAGAAGTCTGCGACACGGCTACCCCATAACGTAGAGGGTCGAGAGCTGGCGCCGCCAAAGTACAGGCGTCCCTCATAAAACGTTGCCGACCGTGGCCAGCCTCGTGTGTTTGACCAAGTGTCTTCGTAGCCTTCTTCAAGCTCCCAATTACCAGAATCAACTTGTGAGTCATCAAACAGCGGAATTTCTGCATAGGCTTTTACTGTCGTCGAGTTAACAAACTCAACCACGCGAAGCCGGCCCTGCGGGATGATGTTGATATATTGATCTAAATAACCAGAATTAAACACGCCTGAAGATGCGGTGACGGTAATGTTTCCGTCTGGCTGGTCAAATGTCAGGTTAGCCCCTGGGTTGCTTACAGAAAGCGTGTAGGCAAACTTAGGTATGAAACTAAAATCAAGGTCAGATATTGACCACGAAGAATCTGTTGCGCCGCGCACAATGCGCTGTGGCTGCATAGTTTCTTGGCAAACAATCAGCGTGTCAGCAGACTGCGCCCAGCACATAGTTGGGATAACAGCGTCGGTAATGTTTGGTACTGACAGGAAGTCGTTGCCGCTGCCGTTAATGTCTGTGATTTGGATTCCGTCTTTGAACACAAACATTTTTTCGTCAACAAAGATCAGCATGTAGCTGTCGTTAACCGAAAACTCAAACTGCACCGTGCGCACCGCGTCACCTGCGGCGGCTGGTAACTCAGCAATAAAACGGGTTCCATCACGGCGTTGGATGCCGCCCTGAGGCTGCACCACAATGTTTTGCGCTGTTTCTAGGCCGTTGTAGTATTGGCGCAGATCAATCCGCGCGCGCAGCTTAGGGTCAAGCTCACCTGATGTAAAGTTAGTTTGAACACGGATTATGCGGCTCATCCGCGCACCGCAATCAGCGGGAAGTCCTCGATGCGCTCAGCGTGTTTGCTGCCACCGTCAATGTTCATGGCCACCCGCATGTAGCCACCGCGACGGTTTTCGCTTGGGGTTCCGTAAGCCTTCTGCTCGAAATACTGCGCCTTAGTTAGCTGATCGGTAACTGCCTCAGCAATCTCTGCTGACATGGCGTACTTGAGCAGCTGCACAAAGTATGTAGGCAGTAAAGCCTCGTTAGGCGAAAACTGGTAGTCAACCCAAATCTCTTCCTCGCTCGTCTGTAGTTGCGAGCCAATAATCTCCCAGCCGTGAGAGATAGGACGAATGCCTGGGTTGCTTGAGTTAAACACGGCTTTAACACCTGCAAGGGTGTCGCCGGGCAACTGGTATAGATATTTCCATTCGCTCACAGGCGTCTCTGTTAGCCGAGCGAGTTGGACTTTTTTGATCGACCACGACCAAGGGTAGGCCGAGATAATAGAATCTTTTAGATCATCGTAAATGCGGTCGCAAATCTGCGCTGCATCAGTGCCTTCTGAAAACGACGAAAGAGGCGAAGCCCCTAGTAGAATTAGTGCATCCGAACAAATGGATAGCTTAGTGTCGCCAGAAGCCATGATTCACCTCAGAGAATTGGCCCCCCGAAGGGGGCCGATTCGTTTAGTCGCTGTCGGTAGCGGTGACGGTCAAGCCGTCAGTCACGTCAACAACGCCACTGGCATTGCTTGCAACA